ACGAAATAGTTTAATTTCAATCATTGGTTTTTTTAAATAAAAGGTCAGTAATCGGAAAGTTCTCCGTCCTCTTCACTATTATAATATGTGAGAGTAAAATTGAAAGTGATTGTTATTCTTGGATAATTAGATTTTTTACACGGATGAACTGAATGAGGCATGTATATAGGAAATATTATCAGATCACCCTCTTTTACTTCAGGTTCCCATTCATTTTGATATGGAGATTCATCGATTGCTGGAGTTAATGAACGAACGGCACCTAAAGGATCTGCGAAAACTGGAGGATCATGATATTCTGGATTAAAAGATAAAAAATGAATGCAAGAAAAGTGATGCTGATGTAGGTGCCTATTTGATGCATGAATATGTTGATCTTGAAATTCTCCATCCAGATAAACATTGTACCACATGTCCTCATCAGTAAGATCAATTTCGTGAGGTCTTTTTATTACTTTTCCAATAGTTTCCAAATAACTTTTTTCCAATAAAGGAAAATTATCTTCAATAATATTAAATCCTGAAGGTTCCTCTACAAAAGAAGTCTTTAGATTATTAGTGAACCAAAGATCTGGTGCTTTCATATACTTAGAAGCTTCTAACATTTGACCACATAATGTATCTTTTAAAAGATCGTTAGAGTCAACTTCTGTTTGAAAAAATATTGTTGGAAATACAGTATGAGTTTTAGTCATTTAACTTTTCAATATACTGATAGATTAACTGCCATCCAAATTCATAGGTTTCTCCATTTTCGTCTTGAAGATAAAATGGAATATTGGGATGCATTCTTTTTGCACTGTAGTAATGACTAATAACGTTATAGTCATCATCGACACACCGTTCATGTTCTAACTGATCTTCAGTCATTTGAATTCACACTCCACCATAATTTCAGTAAGACATGCAAGCATATTTATTTCTTGATCCGCCACGAACGCAATCTGATATTGATACTTAGCAAGAATAAGCACAGCAGCAGGGATACTATTCGGAACCAAGGAATCATGAAGAACATCGTAAATACGACGCATGAGAACACCAGAATCGTTATCCAAGTTGTTAACGACCCACTTGCGAACTTCCGAAAACTCTTTCTTCTTAAGGTTTTTAATGAGATCATTTACCTTTACATCGCTGAATGATGCAAGAATACCACTATCAATTTTACCCGAAGATGAATATCTTTGCAACTCGTTTAAAACACGACGCCAATCTGGGAAGTGTTTGTTGATAAGTTCTACCAAGACCTTGTGATCATATTCAACACCTTCTGCACCCATGATTTCTTGGATACGGGAGAAGAATTGTGCTGCAAGTTTTGGTCTGTCTTTACTATTGGTGGAAAAGTCAATACACGCGCAGCGGGAGTGGAGTGGTTCGACCAAACGGTTTTTGTAGTTACAGGTGAAGATGAATCTACAGTTTGCGCTAAACTCCTCAATAAAAGCCCGTAGGAGGAGTTGTACATCGTTGGTTGTGTTATCTGCCTCATCAATGATAATGACTTTGTGTTTTGCAGACGAAGAAAGTGAGACGGTCGAAGCGAAGTTCTTCGCATTGTTTCGGACAGTATCCAAGAACCGCCCTTCATCGGATCCATTGATGACATAATAGTCTACTCCAAGTTCAGTGCATAGTGCTTTTGCTACGGTTGTTTTACCACACCCAGCAGGACCAGCCAGGAGTAGATTAGGAACCTCACCCTTATCTAGGAAACTTTTAAACGTTTGTTTAGTATCCTCAGGAAGAATACAGTCGTCAATAGTTTTGGGTCGATACTTTTCAACCCAAAGGAATTCGTCGCGCATAATAAAAAAAGTAAAATCAGTTAGTGCTCTTGATCGCCAAGAGAGTCTCTAGAGGAATCCATGCAGGATTCTCATCTGCAAACTGAACTTGAACTTCGGTAATAACTCGTTCGAGTTGTTTGCTATAAGTTTGCCTGGTATTTTTAACAGGACTTAGTGGATTTTCTACACCCATTCTGGTTTACGCTCAGGAATACGTCTGTAATTATCGCACACCCATGGTTTAGATGCAATATACATTTTATACTTGCTGTAGATATCAACACCTGCATCATACTTGAATTCATCAGGTCCAGCAAAAACAAAAGGTGTGACCTTATCAAGATCTCCCTTTGGAAAAATATCCAATGCTTCAACTAGAGTTTTATAGCATGAATGAACTTTTCCGTACCTGAGAGTATACTCATTGCACATATGAAGTCCATGCTTGATTAACCAGTAGGAGTTATGAATGCTCTCAGAAGCCCACTTAGTACAGGGGTGATTTCGGAATGCACCTTTTTCAGTTTTATATGGTTGACCATCAAGTCGATGTAGTTCACCATATCCATGCCCCCATTTATCAGATGCAACAATAGAAAGCATCTGACAGCACTCTAGGGGCATTTTAACAATGTGCTTATCAGGTAGAACTTGAGCAGACTCCTTGGGAGAGAAGCAGGTCACAAAAATGTTCATTCTAAAGGACGTTCAAATTGATTGGAAACAATTTCGGTTGCCTTCAATTGTTCTTGCATATATTCTACTGCTTTTTCTGGTTCTGCGGTATCCCCACAAGTAAAAACGTCACATACTGCCATGCCTTTTTCAGGCCAAGTATGAATGCTGATATGAGACTCAGCAAGCATAGCAACACCAGTTACTCCCTGAGGATCAAACTTATGTGTTGCTAAATTGAGAAGAGTAGATTTGGATTCTTTTGTTGCATTATAGAGAAGCAGTTTGATGTTTTGTTCATCATCAAGCAACTCAAAAGGAGAACCTTTTAAAGTAAAAAGGATATGTTTCATGATAAAAAATCAATAATCTTTAGAACGGTACTTAACAGCTAAGGTAAATCTATGACCTTCCCTAAAAGAACTTGCTCTATGTAATATAGAACTCTTAAAACAAATAGCTCTATTGGGATGAGGAGGCACACCAATTACTTGATCATTTTGATAAAAGAATGTTTCACCACCCATAACAGGAATCCAAGCACCATCAGTAAGATAAATCAAGCAAGTTCTATACTTAATTTCACTTTCTGGAGCATCTATATGATAGAAAGCATCTTCTCTTGGTGCAAAGCAATTGATATACATTCTATCAAATTCTAAATCCGATACATCTTCAAAAGTTAATTTTAATTGGTAATCAATATTTTTAGCAATACTTGAACTGATGTCTATGTAATGAACTAGCCCTGTAGGTTTTAACTCGATACGATCTCCTTCTCCATAATTATAAGGAGCACTCCGAGAATACTCCTTCAGATAATTATAATCATCTGTATGAAATATATTATCTTTTATTTTCCAGTTCATTGATAAACAGAATCAGGTTCTAATGCTATATAGTAGCAAAGGTTGCGATCTTTAGAGGTGAACTTAGAGAGAAGTTTGCTAGAAACAACGACATCATAGCGACCAGGAATGATCTTGATGTTTTCTACTTTAAAGTTGAAAGAAAATTCTTTATCAGTTTCTCCAACAACGATTGAGAAATCATTTGAAGTGTCGTTCTTCTTATCCCATACAACTAATTTAACAACACCTGCTTCGCCAACAGCAGAGATATCAGGAAGTTGATACACAGAAGCAGCTTTGAGGAGTTTATCCAGTTCCTGAGTATTCAACTCAAAACAAACATCTTGAGTGGGAAGAGAAATTTCTTTCTCAGGAGGACTCACAATCACACTAGGATCAGCAAAGAAATACTTAGATCGCATCTTACCCTCACGGATAACAACATATCCGTTGTTTTCAAAGTCCAGTTCTGGACTCTGGTGAAGAGAAAGTCCGTTCAGAAATTGGTTCAGATCATAGATACCAAAGTCTTGAGGGATGTCTTCTGCAATCTCTGCTTCTGCAAGAATATTCTTCATCACACTGATGGTGCGAAGTTTGTTACCTTCCTTGAAGAGAATGGATTGATTAATGCTGCCGAAGTTCTTGAGAAGAGAAAGAGTTTTTTCAGAAAGTTTCATAATTACCTTTAGGCTGATTGTGGATTCCAGAGAAGTGGTAGAGGAGAACGCAATAATGGATTGCTTTTAAAATGTCTTGCTTTGACTTACCATTCTTTTTACCAAAGCGAGAGAGATACTTGATAGCATTGGAACGACAGAATGGTTCTGCATCACCAATACTTTCAATCAAATCAAGAGTCTGAGTCTTGGAATCAGGGGACGTATAATGTGCATTATATGTTGAAGAGAGATAGTCCCGAATCTCCTTCATAGTTTTATCTTCTTCGTACTTCCAAAATCCATTCTTCTCAGTGGATTCTAGATTCAATTCAATTTTATCATCCATGTTTAGATTAATAGTGTCNTTTGCATAATCCATATACACCATCTGCGCTGCTCCGAAATCATATGCATCTTCGGAAAAGATATCACCAGTAAAGGTAATAGTATCAGGAGATGCGTCAGCAGCAACAAAAGGATTAGGTCGATCAAGATCATTACGATCATAATCATACCAGAATTCAGAGTGTTTNACTGGATCNTTNTTCATAGTGTCTTCGTATCGATCTTCAAAATTTTCCATCTCATCATAAAGTAAACTCCAAGCATTCACCATTCTATCAAACCTCCGTGGAATTTGCAAAGTCAACATCAACATCAACCTTATCGTACAGTTCCATGAAGGACTGCTTGGTCTCATCATCAAAGCGATTCACACAGACTTCAATAGCCTTTGCCTTATCACCAAAGATACTATATGCACGGATGATGTGAACCAGACGACGGGTAGAGATGATCTCGTCTACACCACCATCATAGAACGTTTTGCGGATGATGTCTCCCCAGTCAACCAGACGCTTACAAAAATCAGCATCCTTGACTCCAAGAGACTCTGCACACTTCTGGAGGATCTTCTGTTCAGTTGCAGGAGAAGGATACTCTTGCTCAAAGGTTACAGGAAAACGCTCTAGGAAGGCTTCATTGAGCACGTTAGTTCCAATGAATCGCCCGTCGTCGCTACCTTTACCTTTAGTGTTTGCTGTGGCGATGACGTTGAATCCACTTGCAGGGTCAACTCGCCGTCCGATTTTCTTAAGGAATACTCCTTTTCCTTCAAGGATAGATTGGAGACAGAGAATTTTATTAGAGGCAAGGTCGATCTCGTCAAGGAGCAATACAGCTCCTCGTTCGAGTGCTTCCACGACTGGGCCATTGTGCCAGACGGTGTTACCATCAACAAGGCGGAAACCGCCAATAAGATCATCTTCATCGGTTTCGATAGTAATGTTTACACGGATGAGTTCCCGCCCGAGTTGGGCACACGCTTGTTCGATAGAGAACGTCTTGCCGTTACCAGAAAGACCAGTAAGGAACGTCGGATAGAAAAGACGGGACG